AGAATGTGAGATATCCACAACATTAAATCTAGGTGGTGATGATTGGCCAATATATTTAGATCCTACAGGTAAAAAAGGTCAAGCAGGAATTAAGATAAGTTTAAAACCAGGTGATATGTTAATATACTCTGGTTGTGATTTAGAGCATTGGCGAGAAGAATTTAAAGGTAAAGATTGTGGTCAAGTATTTTTACACTACAACAAAACAGGATCTAAAATGGCAAAAGAAAATACTTTAGATAAAAGACCTATGATAGGTTTACCTGCATGGTTTAAAGGCACAAAGTTGACAGAACCAAAAAAATAGTCTATACACTAGGCTTGCAGGGGGATTATCCACCACACAGTCCCTCTGCTTAAAATCTATTGAAATCACTTACAATCTGATATAACACCTGATAAACGGGTTTTTATATGTTACAAAAATTAGGGTTTTTACCAGGATTCAACAAACAAGTCACAGAAACCGGGGCCGAGGGCCAATGGTTTGATGGTGATAATGTTAGATTTAGATACGGCTCACCAGAAAAAATAGGTGGTTGGCAACAGTTAGGAGAAGATAAACTTACTGGAGCAGGCAGAGCTATTCACCACTTTGATGATAATGCAGGTATTAAATATGCTGCACTTGGAACTAATAGAATTTTATACATATACTCTGGTGGAACTTTTTATGACATACATCCTATAAGAGCTACAATAACAGGAGCTAATTTTACTAGCACTTCATCATCAACAACTGTTACAATAACTCTAGGATCAACTCATGGATTACAAGAAGACGATATTGTTTTATTTGATAGTGTAACAGGATTAAGTGGTTCAACATTTACTAACGCCACTTTTGAAGATAATAAATTTATGGTTACTTCTGTGCCAACCACTACAACATTTACCATAACTATGGCAACTGCAGAATCAGGCACACCTTTAAGTGCAGCTGGATCGGCATCTGTTTTAATGTATTACACTGTAGGACCAGCTCAACAATTAGGTGGTTTTGGTTGGGGTACAGGTTTATGGTCTGGTACCGCTTTAGGGGCTGCCACTACAACTCTAGCGTCTACAATTAATGATACAGTAACAGACATACCTTTAGCTAACTCCGCAGCATTTCCATCTGCTGGAGAAATTAGAATAGGATCAGAAGATATAAGTTTTACAGCAAACAATACTACAACAAATATTTTAAGTGGTGGTGCTAGAGAGGTTAACGGCACAACTAAGGCAGGGCACAGCGCCGGTGCTACAGTAACAGACATTTCTAAGTTTGTTGCTTGGGGTGATCCATCTTCTTCTGACTTTACAATTGACCCAGGTTTATGGATATTGGATAACTTTGGAACAAAGTTAATTGCTTTAATTTATAATGGACAATGTTTTGAATGGGATGCTGCAGCAGCAAATGCTACAGGAAACAGAGCAACTATTATAGCCAATGCACCTACTAAATCTAGACACGTATTAGTATCTACTCCAGATAGACACTTAGTATTTTTTGGAACTGAAACTACTGTTGGTGACCAATCAACACAAGATGATATGTTTATAAGATTTTCTGATCAAGAAAATATTTCTGGAACTAATGCATATACAGTTACCGCCACCAATACAGCTGGCACACAAAGACTTGCAGATGGGTCTGAAATTATGGGAGCCATTAGAGGTAGAGATGCAATTTATGTTTGGACAGATACAGCATTGTTCCTTATGAAATTTGTAGGTCAACCATTTACTTTCTCATTTGAACAAGTGGGTACAAACTGTGGATTGTTTGGAAAGAACGCTTGTATAGAGGTTGATGGCACGGCTTATTGGATGTCTGAAAATGGGTTTTTTCAATATGATGGTCAATTAAGATCTATGCCATGCTTAGTAGAGGATCATGTGTATGACGATATAAATGCTACATCTAGAGATCTTATTAATGCAGGTTTAAATAATTTATTTGGCGAAGTAAGCTGGTTTTATTGCACGGAATCATCTGATCAAATTGATAGGGTGGTTACATATAACTATTTAGATTCAACACCAAAACGTCCCATATGGACTACTGGTACACTTCCAAGAGCAGCATGGCAAGATTCCGCTGTTTTTGATAGACCTCACGCAACGTTTTATGATCCTACTAGTAATACTTCTTACGATGTTACTGGTAATACGGACGGTTGTACTATATACTATCAGCAAGAAACAGGGACCGATCAAATCAACGCTGGAGGAGTAATTACAGCAGTTTTGGCGAATATTGTTTCTGGAGATTTTGATATTACACAAAGAACTGTTAGAGGACAAACAGTTGGAACACCTGATCTTAGAGGAGATGGAGAGTTTATAATGAGAATAAGTAGATTTATACCGGATTTTATATCTCAAACAGGAGATACTCAAATTAGTTTTCAAACCAGAGATTTTCCAAATAGCTCACCAACTACTACAAATTTTACATCCACTCCTTCTACAACAAAAGTTGATACAAGATTAAGAGCTAGATCTATAGCTTTAAAAGTTGCAAACACGTCTACAAGTCAAGATTGGAAATTAGGTACTTTTAGATTAGACATACATCCAGGAGGTAGAAGGTAATGGCTACAGATCAAGAAATAAGAGATGCAGGTATATTATATTTACCTCTACAAAAATATTTAGCAAACCCTTTTGTTTTACCTGAAGACGAAGAAGATGGAGGTGGTGGAGGGGGTGTATCTACTTTACCTGTGCAAATGGGTAGAGATGATGAGAGACTTACTTATGATCAAGTAACCCCCAGGTTTGATGACAAAGGACGTGCGCTTGCAAAAGAGTATGGTCCAACAGGAAGATATGAAATTAATCCTTTAGCTTTAGGTTTTGAATTTGGACCACAGGGGCAGGTTATGAGAGCGGGTCCAAGAGATTATATGCAAACTCAGTTAGGTCCATCCACTACACCCGGAGGTCGTTTATTTGATTCTAATTTAAATGAAGGAATATTTTTTGATGGCAAACAAGGGTTAGGTGGTCTTACGTTAGGACAGATAGCCGACATGTATGATTCAAGAATGGAAATGTTACCTGGCACAGGTATAGGCACTGATCTTAGAAATATTTTTAAAAGGTTTGGAGGAGCACAATCTAATTTTGCAGCAGCTAGAGCTCCAGGAACATTTCAAAAAGCGTTAGAAAAAATACCTACTCTTACTGGTATATTATCTGCAATAGGTGGAAATACAGACAGAAGCGATACAGATAGATTTGCAGTGGATAATGTTGGGTTTGGAGCTACAGGAATGAGAGATCAGTTCGGTGTATTTACTGGTGGTAAAACTGCGTTTAGTGACACTACAAGTTATTCAGAACGTATGAGAAATGAGATAAGTGACATAGCTAAAAATTTTGGATATTCTGAAGAAGATTTATTAAGTTTAGACCCTGCAACTTTAGAGGCTTTAGGACGAAGAAATAATTTTCGTAAAACTCAAGTAATTGATTATGTTAATAAACTGCAAGGAAAAGAATTAGAGAGAATAGCAAAAAAACAAAGAGATGAAGCCGTTGAAAGAGAAAGACTTGAAGATTTAGGTAGAGATAAAGACCGAGATGGTTTTGATCCAAGTGGACCTACTCAAAGATCTATACGTGAAGACAGACCGGATCGATCTGGAAAAGGACAGAGTGGTGGATTTACAAATCCAGGTAAAGGAAGCTATGGACCTTTTATGGCAAAAGGTGGACTAGCAGGAATACTAGGATTTTAATTATGGCTAAAATTGTACAATCATTAACAAGAGCAGAAGATGAATATCGTAGAGAAAATCTACAATCACTAGTCAGGGATTTAGATGGTGTAATAACAAAATTAAATTCTTCTTTTCAAGATGAGGTAAAACAAGAGATAGAAGCTAAAAGCTTTTTCTTAGATGCATAATGGCAATAGTAAACCAATATAAATTTTATGGTAAAACTACTACAGCTGCAGAATCTGTAGATATGTTAGAACCAACTGTTAATGAAACTATAATAGTAAGATCATTAAGAGTTACTAATAAATCAGGATCTAATACACCAACAGTTACAATTAAAAATAACAACTTTGAGATTGTTAATACTCAACAACTTGCAACAGCCACTAGTGTAGAAATACTTAGTCTACCTTTAATAGTAGAGGGAGGCACTAAATTATCCTACACAACAGCTGGTACGGTATCTGATGGAGTTGTATTTGGTATTAGTTATCTCAATATATTAAAGGAGAAGACAGACTAATGGAAATATTAAACGCAAAAGTAGAAGAAACTTATAGACACAAAGAGACAGGTGAGGTTTTTAAAGAGAAAAAAGACTGGCTAGCCAAGGGTTATAAGCCAGAAGAGATGGCTCAAGATGTAAAAGTGATCATGCCACCTCTTGATTTACTAAGTAAAACAAAGTAAAACGATAAATTAAGGTAAAAATATGGCTATATCTAGAATGCAAGAACCCCGACAGTTATATGGATTAGGAAGTTTAGTTAGAAAAATAACTAGACCGATTAAGAAAGCTGTTAAAGGCGTAAAAAAAATTGCTAAAAGTCCTATAGGTAAACTTGCTATATTAGGGGGTTTAGGGGCTTATGGTTTAGGAGCTTTAGGATCTGGAAGCTTTAACCCATTAGCACAAGGATTTTTTAGTAGAGCTAATTTAGGAAAAGGTCTGGGATCATTTTTCAGCACAAGAAACCCATTATTATTTAAAGGTGGTGAATTTAATTTAGGTAGAGCTGGTTTAACAGCTAGTGCACTTGGTGCTGCATTACCTTTCTTAGCACCGGGATTATTAGCACCTAAAGAAGATGAAGAAGAGATAATAGATATTGTAAATACACCAGAAAGTATAGTTGCATTAAATCAAAGAGCTAGAGATTTTTATAATTATGGTGATGAAAATTTAATGTTTATGCCTAGAAAAGAATATGTAATGAGAAACTTTTATGCAAAACAAGGGGGATTAGCAGCTGGTGAGGATGAAGATGAAGAATTTGATAGAAATTTAGCAGTGGCTTTAAGAACACGAAGACAAAAAGGTGGATCAGTTCCAGAATCAAAAGTAAAAGGTTATGATACACCAGCAGGGTTTAATAAGTTTGATTATCCAACAGGTGGTGTTCAAGTTAGAACACCTAAAAAACAAGGTGGACTTATGAACTTAGGTGGTTTAGAAATGGACTTCAGGGCAGAGGGTGGTTTTGTTCCAATTGGAGCAAAAGAAAAAGCAGATGACGTACCTGCAAGATTAAGTAAAAATGAATTTGTGATGACAGCTGACGCTGTTAGAGGTGCTGGCAACGGCAGTATAAAAGCTGGTGCACAAAAAATGTATAACACAATGAAGGAACTAGAAAATAGAGTAGTATAATGGCATTACCAGAATATTTAAAAGATTTTGCAATAGATTTTGCCCAACAGGCAAAAACATCTTACGGGGCGGAATTAGATCCAAAAACTTTTATGGGTCCACAGTTTGTAGCTGGACTCGATCCATTACAAACACAGGCCATAGGAATTGCACAACAAGGTGTAGGTAGCTTTGCACCATTTTTATCTTCTGCACAACAAGCTATAACACAAGCAGGTCAAGATGTGGCTGGCTTACAACAGTTCGCGGGCACTGGAGCAGGGACCGGGGCTGGATCAATTGCAGCATTTCAATCACCGTTTCAACAACAAGTTATTGATGAATCATTAAGACAATTTGATTTATCAAGACAGACAGGTTTGCAAAATATTGCAGATGCAGCAGTAGCACAAGGAGCATTTGGTGGTGGTAGACAAGGTGCATTAGAAGGACAGTTTAGAGCCGATACTGCATTAGGTAGAGCAGGACTTGAAGCACAATTAAGAGCACAAGGTTTTGCAGATGCAGCGGCTAGAAGAGGACAAGCATTTCAACAACAACAGGCATTAGCGGGTGCTAGAGCTGGTTTAGCTGGCCAACAGTTTGGTTTATCTAATTTTATGAGACAAGGAATGGGTCAAGATATTTCTGCATTAGGATCTCTTGGTGCATTAAGACAAGGGCTAGATCAAGCAAAATTAACAGCAACACAACAAGCAGAACAAGCAAGTGCATTAGAACCATACGGAAGATTAGAGAGATATGGCACAGCATTAACTGGACTATCTGGCGGTGTTGGAACACCTTCTGTACCAACACAAACACCAAATCCTTTTGGTCAAGCTTTGTCTAACGCTCTTGGTATTGGTAACTTGTTTGCTAATATTTATGGAGCAGTAAGAGGAACTTAATGAAACCATTAAATAGACCGATGTTTAGAATGGGTGGCCCTATTAAAGAAGGGT